ATAAACTGTCCCATAAGCCCGTTGATCGAAAGCAGGTCATGCTCGAGATCGCTCATGTCTGGCGGAGAATCGAGCTCGAAGTCATCGCCGATGATCCGCTCGTCAGAGAAGACCATGATCAGACGGGAAGTGAACCCTTGGCCCCAGGCTTTCTCTGGCATGAGCTCGGTTAGGTTCTGCGGCGTGGATCCGGTAAGTAGATTGATCTGCGGAGATTCGATCTTAAGCTTTAGTTCGTGTGTTCGCCGGGCTTGGGAATATTCATCAGGGTCATAGAGAGCAGATAATCCATCAACCATTTCGTTGTCGTATTTATGAATGAAAGCGCCGAGTTCGTCGACGTTGATATACATAGTGTTATATTCTATTGGATCTTCCGGCGGCCGAATGATATATCGCTTGGACTTAACGAGATTGTCCACAAGACTAGCGAAAGTAAGCGAAACAGGCGATTTTAATGGTTCCGGAATCTTCTGATACAAAACCCGACCTTCTCGAATACTCCTAGTCTTCCCAACCGCCGGATGACCGACGATCATAATATACATATTCGGAAATACAGGTCTGGATGTCATCACCCAGACCTTCTGTTCCAACACCGCCGCGATCGTCGATATCGCCGTCCATCTACGGAAGATTTCTGGCGCGTGGAGATTTTCTGTTTGGTCGATGAATGATTTTATCCAAGACGTTAACCTTCGGCTGGCGCTTCCGTTCGTCATGCCCTTGGTAGGCTTTAAGGCCATCGGGGTTCTTCTCCTCATTGTATTTGCCTTTATTCCAGCCAGTCTCTACGTCGTATGGGATTCGAAGGATGCGACCGTTTGCAAGTGGGACTGGGATGACGAGGTGTTTCATGAGGATTGGAATGATGGTGTCTTCATCGCGTTCGGGATACATGAAAGTGAGTGCGTCGTGGTCGTGCATAGAGATAATGGCGATGCGTTTGCGCCATATATTCAACATCGCGCGGTTGACGATATCGGCTAGAGAAGACTGAGGATCATACGCAATCGCTTCTCGGAGTGTGGAAGAATCAGATCTTCTACCAAAGAACCACCGCTTACGCCCAAGTAGGCTAACAAGGAAGCCTCTATGCCTAAGTTCATCGCCAACCCACCCTTGCCATTGCTCATGAGCTGGAAAGGCTCGGAAGTATTTGGGTTGGAAATCGGCGACGACGTTGATTGGGAGCTTGGATTGTTCGGCCAACGTTTGAGGTTTCCCTCCATAGTTACTTCCATGTCCAAGTTTCTTACACATAAATCGATATGTGTAATGTCGGTAATATGGTTGTTCGGCGAGATGCTTATCTTGTTCTAGGTCACCCTTCCATCCAAGATTAGGCCACATGATTCGAGCAACTGCCGTATGTGGGTCTCCAGATTCGCACGAGTCGAGATATCGTCCGTCATTGAATAGGTTCCATTCTTTTGCGCCAACGCAGAAGCTTTCGCCAGACTTGGCGTCGCATTTGGCGAATTTCATTCCTTCGTCGGCGATGAAGATCGACCTTAGCGCCTCTTCCACATTCTGTAGATTCCCACCAGTGCCAAACTCAGAAAAAGAACTGGAGAAGCGGCCAGTGTTAGTGCCAGCAATATTGTAAGAGGTTCGGACACGCCTGTCATCGTCTATCTCCCCGCGAAGGACGGAGATTTTCTTCCCGAGATCGGCGAGGACGTTGATGTGTTTGACGATCTGGGCGGCGACTTGGTAGACTTCCAGCCTCTCTCGGGCGGCGCGATCGGTTGTAGGACGTCCTCCCTTGCGTATTGGGGGGATCCCCAAATTACCATAAAACAGCTTCTGGAGGTCTGCGTTCGATCGCCAATTAAAGCTGGCCATCCCGACACCATCGAGGACAATCTTATCCAACTGACCTTCGACCTTTTCCATTGTCTCGAAATATTCCTCAATGACATCCGCTTTCCTGGCTTGGTCAACGAGGACGCCACGTAGCCGCATTTCAAGAGTAGGACCTTGGAGAGCCTTGGAGAAGGCATATGTCGCCTCCGTGTGTTCGTCGAGTTGTGGGGATAAGGCGGAGAAGACATCATGGGTGACGCAAACATCGAGGCCGTTGTAGACTTGATCCCGTTCCCATTGAGTGAATGAATCAGGGTCGTCGGAGTGGGTGGAGATGATCTTCATTAGTCATCACGTTTGATGGTTTCGTGTTTCTTTCGCATGTGTTTCCAACTGCCCTCGTCGCTGTAGATCGATCCGAGATAGCCGAGTCCTTTGAGCGCCTCTGGCTGGATCGCGTGCTGCAAGAGCATCGTATCTTCGGCTGCCCCGAGAACCTTGATCTTCATGGATCGATAGAGGAAGGCGATATCGTAAACTCCATTCTGGAAAAGCTTTCGGATCCCTGGATCGACAAGAACAGATCGCACAAGCTTCCAGCATTCGACCTCAGCCTCTCTAGACGGCCAATAACTTCCGTCCTTTCGTCGCTCGTCATCGAAAGGAATAACGATCGCGGTTCGAGCATCTGGGGCGAAACCAATGCAAGTAATTCTCTGTCCAGCCGTTTCAATATCGACCGAAAGTAGATCGCAGTCGGTGACATGGTCCGAGATGAACCGCCGGATATCATCGAGACTTGGTTCGATCCAGATTTCACGATAAGGTCTCCTGATTTCAGGGAAGAGAGATTCTCGCTTGGCCTTCATCAAGTCCGCGATTGCGGTGGGACGGTTCTCCCATTGCCTTAGGATCGCGGCAGGGTGAAAAGTAGGAAGAAGTTTAAACCCAGAGACAGTGTGAGTAGACAGTAGAGTGGTGCCTCGGAGCTTAGTGATACCTTGACGCCCGGCGAGAGCCCAGAGAGCAGTATTACCAAGACAAATAATGAGGTTAGGATCGCGTTCAAGAATTTCCCGACAAAGTCGATCCAACTCTGGCTCGAACTCTGTTCGAACATACTTGGATTTGAGCAGCATTGGGTATCCGGCAATGCCTTCTGCTTTTCCTCCACAGAAGAACTCAAGATCGTTTCCTGGCGGGTGGATTTGGAACACATTGGTTCTATATACCTCTGGATGTAAGCCCCAGATTGCTTCGAGGTTAGAGGATTCTTGGGTTCGATACCAACCATGAAGGTAGTCTCGGTCGAAGGATGTGAGGGTGATGATCTCGGATTCGCCGAGCATTTGGATTAGGGCGGCCCCCGAAGGTCCCACGAAACAACTGTTCAGTTTGTCTTCAGCTTCGCCTCGGGCTTCACCGACGATAACGATTGGTTTTCTTCCTTCCATAATTCGTCCAATACTATCCTGAGAGTTCCAGCAAGATCAACCCAATCACCGCGAACTGAAGGCCGAGTCACCACATCAATCAATTGTTGAACGGCCTTGAGTATTGCCGTCTTCTGATGATGTGATAATGTTTCCCAATATGGCCCTTCTCTTAGCCATATCATTATCTCTTCTTCTTCCCAACTCATCTCTTCCTCCAATGAAATAGGGAGTGAGCCGAAACCCACTCCCCGAAGATTAACTAGGAAACAACGTCGCCATCTTGGTGAACTGAATATCACCAGTGAGGCTATTGTAGTGCATCAGATAAATCGTGCCATCACGCGTGAAGATATACACACCATCACGAAACGCAACAGCCGCGACGATCTCGTTCACTCTACGCTTGCCGTCCGCGCCAATGTGGCGAAGACAGACTTTCCATCGTCACTGGCTTGGTGCTTCACCACGGCGAGGACTTGTGCGTTGGCGACTTCGTCGTTTCGTTGACGGCGTGATGCCTCGATCGAGAGATCAATCCCGCAATGCTCGTGGAACTCGTCGAGACGGAAGATGGCGTCTTCGGTGGTGTAATACGTCGCCCGGATCGTCTTCCCGTCGAAGCCGCCCATTTCTTCGAGTTCATCCGCGTCGACATCTTCCATCGCTGCGATCGGGCGAAGGGTGAATTCGACAAACGGAGTCTGCTTCTTAGAGGACTTGTCGTATCTCGGCTGGCCCTGGACGACGCAGGTATAGGTCCCGGCGGGAAGGGCTTTCGGCCGGATAACCTCGGTCGGGGCTTCGTCGAGGAGCTTGGCGAATACAGGAGCGTTCATTGAGAGGGTCCTTCGGTTACTTGGAGTGATTGGACGAATTTGAGGATGATTGCGTCGAGGATGTGAATGGTAGCGTTGTTGTCCTCCGTGTTGATTCTACATGATCCGAGTTGGGCGCGTAGTTGGATGATATCGCCGACGGAGATCGTGCCGGATTGTTCAGCAACGGCGGTTTGACCTGATGCTCGAGGATGTGGGTTGTCGTTCATGCTCGAGGCTTTCCGTCCATTTGTCGAGTAATGGCGACGTTTACCCACATGGCAATTTCTCGGATCTTGCGTAGGATGTAGGTCTTATCAGCGCCGTCTGGAAGATTCACGTCGATGAATGTTGCGTAGTCCTTTGCAGCTGCGCGTAAGGCTTCCATTGTCTTAAGCTGAGCATCGGTAGGCTTGAGATATTCGAAAGTTGATTCGTGCAGATACATTATGCTCTCCTAAGTGTGAGGGACTTTGGTTTCTCCTGGGCCTCCTTCTTTGGTGGACTACGCAGGACGGCGAAGAAATCCGCTAGTCCTGTCTCAATGGGGTATGTCGGCGCCATCGCGAATGGAGCGGGATTGGCGAGATCCATAAGCGGTGAAGAGGTGGTGCGGATGGTTCGCTTATTGGATTTGTTCTCATAGAGAACGGCGGACGGGAAGTATTGTGGGATCTTCGGCGATAGCTTCTGGCCCACGCCTTGTGGGAAACCTTTCACTGTTCCGTCAGGCTGAGCCTGAAAGGTGACGTGAGCGTTGACGATGACGTTGGTTTGCATCCCTGAAGAGGTGAGCATGGCGATGAACTTCTCAACGTCGTCTTGAGCGCTGCCGTAGACGGCACGGCCGTCGTAATCGCCGGATTTTCCGCGGGGTGTGATGGATTCATGGAAGTCATACGCGGCGTCGCACATACGGGAGAGGGAGTCGATGACGAGGATACAATCCGGCCCCCATTCTGCAGGCCGGCCGAGATCGATCTCTACGCCGTCTTCGGTGTATTTCCAGTTATCGCACATCTTGATGCCGTCGATCCAGGCCTTAGGCTTGCCGTCGATGATAGCACCGGCAACGCCGGCTTTGAGCTTATCGCGGACGGTGCGAGATTCGACGTTGGAGATAAGCTCGGGGCATTCGTGGAGGATGAAGTATTTGAGGACGTCTAGCTTGTTGTCGTAGTCGAGGATTCGGAGTTTGTATCCGGCCTTGACGAGGGATGTTAGAGAACCAGTCTTCCCGGACATGGCGTTGCCGATGAGAAGGATCTTGACGAAATCATTCGATTGGTGGTTGGCGAGTGAGGGCATCTTGGTCTCCGATGAGGGTATAATTCTTGGTGTCTTCGATGGGTGAGTAATCGATCATTCCGTCCCAATATAGAAGCATGAAACACGGCCGAGATCCATATCTTGTGTGAACCATTCTGACGCCGATGACTTCTGCCTCTTCACCCCCACGAAAAGAGTATCGATGGTTGCCTTTATACTTTACCCTAGTTGATTGGAGAATTGGAATTTCGGTCACGGGCATTATACCTCCGGATGAGTTCTTCGAGAAGAAGAAGTTGGGCGTTGTTGAACCAATGACTGGCGCATTCGCGGAGCCGCGCAATTAATTCAGTGTCGCTTACCTTGACCGTAATGGGTTCCACCGTTCTGACTCCTCCAATTTCGTGAAATCCGACTTCAAGAATGTCTCCCTAACCTGCGGCGACTTCGAGCATATCGCCCGAAACCGACATCCGCCGAACTTATCACACGCCGTATCGTTCATCGGCCAATGGTTGATCGTGGCGTAGTGTTCGGCGAGTTGAAGGGTTCCTTGGAGATCCGTGAGCCATTCTTCGATTTGGTCGTCGGTTCGATAGGTGAATCCTCGGACGAATCGATGAGGGTCGTTGATAAGGATCTGCGCCGCGTCGATGATAACGCCGCGAATCGGCGCGTTTAGGACGACCTTACCGGCGAGGGTGTAGAGGGTCATTTGGTTGTTCGGTTCGTATTGGGCGAAGTAGTATGGGCCGAGGGTGGTGGTGGTGGTCTTTCGATCCATTACGAGGAGCTGGTCGTTGAAGTCGACGACTCGGTCGAGGTGGCCGCAGAGGATGTAGGGTTGCGTCGGATAAGTTGGTCCAGGATCGGCACCCATATCGATCAGTTTCTGGGCATCTTCATCAAGCGCCGAACTGCCATGTGTAGCTGATGCCAATGGTCCCCAATCGAGTTCGAACCGGAAGCTCAATTCCACTGCCGGTGTTCCGTCCGATTTCACGTAAGTCTTCGCCGGATCATCTGCACCGAAATGGTCGAGATAGTCGATAACTAGGCCGAGGAGATTGTGGCGAGACTTATACTTCCCAGGCTTGGTGGATTCGTCGGTGGAATAATCCTCGGTTCGGATTAGGAGTTCCCGGATCACATCATGAATGGCGTCGTCATGCTTCACGCCGTTGCATCTGGCATGGTCATACTGTTCGAGGGCGGTATGGTATTCGGAGCCGAAGCGAAGATGGACCGATTCGCCTTTCGATGACCAACCTTCGATCATGGTGTATTGGTAGAGTCTTGGGCAAGTTTTGAACAGTCCGAGAGATGTGGAA